CGCGCACGCCACTGCATTACCTCATGCCGACTGGTGAATACCCTTCTGGCGAGGCGATGAAGACGGCGGAAGAGCCGTTACTCGCCAAAGTGCGCGACCGTCAAATCGCCTGGGGCAACGTCTGGGAAGATGCTTTGACGCTGGCGCTGCGCATGGCCAGCGTGGAAGGCGCGCAACTGTCGTGCAACTGGTTGGACCCGACGCCGCGCAACACGCGGTCCTTTGTTGAAGTGCTGTTGCTGAAGCAGCAGCTTGGTGTCTCCCAGCAGCAGCTTTTGCGCGAAGCGGGTTACTCCGAGTCGGAGATTGAAGCCATGCAAGCGGAGAAACAGGCCGCACAGGAAGCGTTGGGCGAACAGCTTTTGACAGCGTTTGAGCGGGGAGACCCACCGGCACAGCAGCGTCGTGATACCGAGCGGCCATAGTGCATACCACCGTCGCCTTTCTCAATGACTTGCACGTCGGACACCCGTTCGCCGTCTGCCCGGCAACCTGGACGCTGCATGACGGCAACCCCTTCACGCCGAATCCATTGCAGCACATCATCCGGTCGCACTGGTTAAACTGTTGGGACTGGATTGCCGACCTCCGACAAGGAGGTCGTTTAGTTGTGGTGACGGTTGGAGACCTCATCGAAGGGTTGCACCATGACACAACGCAAGTCATCACGTCACGCATTGACACACAGGAAGACATGGCCGTGGGGTTGCTTGAGGAAGGTCTAGCGCGCGTCAAGTTCACCCGTGGGGATAAGATTCGCTGGATAACGGGGAGTCCCGCACATGATGGGCCGGGCGCGGCGAGTGTTGAACGCATCGCGCGCCGGGTGATGGACAACACAGAAGATGGCCGACTATCGCAGGAACGTTGGCGCGGGCGGGTAGATGATATCCTCTTCGACGTGGCGCATCATCCGGGCGCGGGGCCGGGGTCAAGAGCCTGGCTGTACGGCAATGCTTTTCAGGGTTGGTTGCGTTCGCTGTACTTCACGGCGCTGGAATCTGGTGCGCCGGTTGCTCGGTATGTGATGCGCGCCCATCGGCATACGTTCATGCGGCGGACGGTGGAATCGTACACCGGTGATACGGTGATGACGGGCTTCCTGTTGCCCGGTTTCAAGCTGAAAGATGAGCACGTCTATCTGCGTGCGGCGGACGCCTTGTCGAGTATCGGCATGGTGGCTGTCGTGATTCGGGATGGCTGCGCGGTGGATATGTGGAAGACCATCCCGGTAGAGCAAGACCCGGTGGAGGAACTGTGACCCTATCTGAAGCAGAACGGGTACTCGATTTGATTGCCTCGCGCTACGAGGTGCTGCCCTATGACCCGGAACGTGATGTCGTGATTTCAGATCTCGCGAGCAAAATGCACATCTCCTATGCGCAGGCGCAGGTGCATCTAGAAGCAGAGGTCGCCGCCGGTCGGATGCTGAAGAGGCGTTGTAATGTGCGCGGCACCTCTCGCAACGTATACCGAGCGGTATGAATGAGCCGCACACGTAAGCTAGTCTACCGGCGCAGCCGCGTGTTTGACCGGTCCTGCCGCAACGGGGGTAGTTGTCCCTGGTATCGGGATAACCGGCTACACAATGCGCGACGGCGCACGCTCACGGCACGGCTGGCAATCGAGGCGTGGCGACATGGCGACATATAACATGCTCGAATGGCCCAACTGTGCGAAGGGGCGTGCCGTCGTCACAGCCGACACGCTGAACGTGCGCGCAAATCCGGGCGTTGAACATCCCCTCGTTGGGAAGTTCTCGCGCGGTACGGGCGTCACCGTCTGGGCCGTCCTGGGTGACTGGTATCTGGTGCAGGATGTTACGGGTGTAACGGGCTGGTGCAGCTCGGTATGGTTGCGGGTGGAAGGGGAACTGATACCATGAGTCCTGTGCCCCGGAGCCGGTTGCATAATCTGGGTAGTGACCTCCAGGACGCCGCGGCGCGCTTCCACCGGGACATTATGCGGGAGGAAGTCGGCGCGACATCCCGGCTGCTGCGCGCCTACGGTACGGCATGGCATAGGTTTCAGGGTGAGTTGGACAAGCTCTTGGAACTGTACGAAGCCGAACGCGCTTTCGCCGTGTCGCAAGGGGTTGAGTTCGTGCCGAGTCAGTTCGTGACGTTCCAGGCGGAACGGCTGCGTACGCTCCGACGCCAGCTCGAGGATGAAGTAATCCGGCTGGCAGCATTGGCCGATGTCGAGACCCGCATGGCGCAGCGCGCCGTCATCGCGGCGGCGCAGGAACAGACGTTTGAGTATGTCCAGATGCAGCTTGCGGAGTTGGACCCTGGCTTGCGCACGACGTTTGCCAAACTGCCGAAGCGCGCTTTTGAAGACCTGATAGGCTATACCGGGGCCGGTTCACCGTTGGCAATGCTGTTCGCCAGTCTGCCGGCGCGTATTGGGCCGCTGCTGGAACAAGCCTTACTCGAAGGTCTTCTACTCGGGCAGAATCCGCGCGACATTGCGCGGGCGGTACGCGCGGTCGCAGGCGGCAACCTCGCACGCCTGCTCACGATTGCCAGAACCGAGATAAACCGGGCGCAACGGGAGGCGGCACACCGCAACTACCAGGCCAACACGGACATTATCGGCGGCTGGATATGGATGTCGGCACACTCACCTAGAACATGCGCTGCTTGTTACGCGCTCCACGGCTCAGTTCACCCGGTCACAGAACGCATGGCGGATCATCCTAACGGACGTTGCGCGCCAGCGCCGTTGACGAAGACATGGCGGGAACTCGGTATTGACCTCAACGAAGAGTTCACACCGATTGAGAATGGGGTGGCACGGTTCGGTTTGCTGAGTTCCGAACGGCAACAGCAAATTCTTGGCCCTGCGGCATACCGAGCGTACAAGGCTGGCAAGGTGCGGCTCGAAGACTTTATCGGGATTCGGTATTCGTCTCAATGGGGCGCGACACACTACGCGCGGTCGCTCAAGGAGATATTGGGCGCGGAACAGGCAGGCGAGTTCTACGGGTAGTTTTCCCCCACCGATGTGACATAAAAAAAGCCGTGATTGCGCACGGCTTTTTTGTTGGGCGGCGTGCGGATAGGTGACAGCACTGCACTATGTATAGCGTATGATGGTCGCAGCATGTTTGGCACAGAAGGAGTGCGTTATGTTTAGGCACGACTGGCGCGGTGCGATGCCGCGAATGGCAGACACCGGGGCTGGCGCAGGCGCGATGCCTGACAGTTCCGCGGTTGGCAATGGACAGAATGCCACAGGCGCGATGCCTGACGGTACGTCTGCCCCTGAGCCGACGTTTGACGAATGGTACAACGGCCTGGATGCGCCGCACAAGGGGTTGGTTGACAATCGCCTGCAGGCGTTGGAATCCGCCCTGAATACCGAGCGGCAGAATCGCACGGACCTGTCAAAGCGGATTCGTGACCTCGCGGCGAAAGCCGACAAGGGCAGCGAACTCGAAAAGCAGCTCAACGAAGCCTCAACCAGACTCGAAGCCGCCGAACGCCGGGCCGCGTTTGCCGAAGATGCCATCAAGCCGGAAATCGGCTGCACGAACGTCAAGGCCGCGTTCGCGCTGGCACAGGCCGAAGACCTTTTCGACCGGCACGGCCGGCCGGATTGGGATGAACTGAAGAAGATCGCGCCGGAACTGTTCAAGCGGAACGTGGCCGGCTCAGTAGACGGGGGCGCGGGGTCGAATCGCAACGTCGCGCCGGACATGAACACACTGATTCGCCGGGCAGCCGGCAGGAGATAGGACACAATGCCGTATTCGAACGTAATTTCCCGCGCTGACGCAGCCGCGCTGATTCAGCCGGAAATCGCGACCGACATCATCAAGGGCGTCGCGACGATGAATCCCATCATGCAGCTCGCGCGGCGACTGCCGAACCTGTCCACCTCGCAGCGGACGATCCCGGTTGCCAACGCCCTGGCGACCGCGTACTTCGTCAACGGCGATACGGGCCTCAAGCAGACGACCGACCTGGATTGGGCGTCCGTCACGCTGACTGTTGAGGAACTGGCCGTGATTGTGCCGGTTCCCGAAGCGGTGCTCGACGACACCAACTACGACATCTGGAACGAAGTGCGCCCGGCGCTGACCGAGGCGTTCAACGTCGCCATCACCGGGGCCGTCCTGTACGGTACGAACATTCCGGCAAGCTGGACTACGGCGCTCGGGGCCGCGGGCCTGTTCGCCCGCGCGACTGCCGCCGGTCATGTGGTCTCCGCGGCCAACTATGCCGATCTGTACGAAGCCATCATGGGCGAAACCAACGCGGGCGTTGACGGTCTCCTGATGACGCTCGAAGCTGACGGCTTCATGGCAACCGGCCATATCGCCAGCGTCGGGATGCGCGGGCGGCTGCGCAACGTGCGCGACATCAACGGTCAGCCCATCTTCGTGCGCTCGATGCAGGATTCGACCCGCTATGAGCTGGACGGCGCGCCCATTTACTTCCCCACGGACGGCTCCATCGTCGATGCGACCTCCTGGATGTTCTCCGGCGAGTGGAATCAGCTTGTCTACGCCATGCGCCAGGACATCACCTACAAGGTGCTCACCGAGGCTGTGATTCAGGACGCCAGCGGGAACATCATCTACAATCTGGCGCAGCAGGACATGGTGGCCCTGCGGGCGGTCATGCGGCTCGGTTTCGCACTGCCGAATCCGATCAACCGGATCAACACGACTGCGGCGACTCGCCTGCCGTTCGCCGTCCTGACGGCATAGGAGGGAATCATGGCGACATTGTTCCCCTACAACACGAACTGGCAGAGTGGCGCGCGCAAGGCACAGAGTGACGTACCAGGCGTGCTGACGACGCTCGGTACGGGCGTCATGTATACGCCCGGTTCGCCGGTCGTGGACAACGTGGACTGGTACGTTGCCTCGGTGGACATGAAGGTCGGCGCTTACACGCTGGCGAAGACGGCGCCGGACGTCGGCGCCCGGAACGTCACCGTGACGCAGACCGCGGTGGACACCGAGGATACGAACGGCACCATCGTAGTGGTCGGCAAAGACCTGGCCGGCAATACGATCACCGAGACCCTCACGCCCAACGCGGGCGAGACGGTGGCGGGGACCAAGGCCTTCGCCGAGATCACCTCGATCACCGGCGCGGGCTGGGTCGTCGATGCCAGCGAGGGCACCAAGGACAAGATCACCGTCGGCTTTGGCGCCTTGATCGGTCTGCCCGACAAGCTCAGCGACACGGCGCAAGTGCTGGCCGCATCGCTGAACAACGTGAAAGAGGCGACCGCGCCGAC